AAGTTAGAATACGATCTTCTAAATTCTGGCGTGTGGGGATGAAAGAGAATCGCCCCTGGGGTTGGTATGAAACTATTGAAGACGACGAAGGATACAGAGTAAAAAAAATCCACGTCAATTCAGGGCAACGTTTCTCACTTCAATTCCATAGAAAAAGATCTGAACACTGGGTCATCATTGATGGTTCAGGTATGGTCACGCTTGGAGACACTGACTACGAGGCTAGACCTGGTAGTTGCTTTACCATAGGTATTGAGCAACGGCACCGTGCTACGGCAAGTGAGGAAGGTCTTACTTTTATTGAGGTACAGAGAGGAGAGTGTAGTGAAAGAGATATTGTCAGAATAGAGGACGACTATGGTCGTCACGTACCAACCTTTTTGGAAATGTTGACATGACATACATGGTGACTGGCGGTGCTGGTTTCATCGGCAGTAACTTTCTACATTTTCTCACTGAGAAAACGTCAGAACCTATTGTCGTACTTGATAATCTCACTTACGCTGGTGACATGAGATTTATTCCTGTTACCAAGCAGGTAAAGTTTGAGTGGTGTGACATTTCAAATGAAGATCATGTGTTGTTTCTATTTGAGAAATATAAACCTAGAAAGATCTGGCATTTTGCGGCAGAGAGTCACGTAGATAATAGTATTGCTAACTATCGACCTTTCCTAGAGGCAAATGTTGTAGGCACTATCAATCTCCTCAATGCTTCATTGAATGTAGAGGTTGAAAAGTTCCATCACATCTCTACTGATGAGGTGTATGGATCTCTGGACTATGACGATACAGAACTGTTCACAGAAGAGACCCCATACAATCCTAAGAATCCATACTCTGCAAGCAAAGCAGCATCAGATCATTATGTCAAGACTTGGCACAATACATATGATCTTCCATACCTAATCACTAACTGTAGTAATAACTATGGTCTACGTCAGCACGTAGAAAAACTTATTCCAAAAGTTATCGGTCGTGCATTGTTAGACGATGTTACTTACATGTATGGGGGTGGTCAACAGGTCCGTGACTGGTTGTATGTCAAGGATCATTGTGAAGCAATCTGGTCACTAGAAGAAGAAGGTGTAATCAATAATCATTTCAATATTGGTGGTGGTTGTGAGATGAGAAACATTGATGTGACTAAGAAAATCCTGGATCTTTTGAAAAAACCACATGATCTTATTGGGATATCCCATGAAAGACCTGGTCAAGACAAGCGTTATGGCATAAATTATGATAAACTTACTAAGTATACTGGGTGGAAACCCCGTACTGACTTTGAATATGGACTACGTACAACTGTCTCATGGTACTTAGAACGATGGGGACTGACCTAAAGTCCTACAACAGTCCAGTAAGTCTTTATGGACCTGGGTTTGTTGGTGGTAGGTATGCTGAGATGTTTCCTGATACGTTGGTACAGGAACGCGATGAATACAAACCACAATCTAAGAAGATTCTTTACATGATCTCTACGGTGGACAACTATAATGTTCACAAGGATCTCAACTTAGATGTTGACACTAATCTTCGTCTCCTTTGCGATGTGTTAGAGCACTGTCGCAATGAAGATATTGAGTTCAACTTTATCTCTTCTTGGTTTGTATATGGTAAGGGATGTGAAATCCCTGCTCATGAGTCGGATGCTTGTAACCCAACTGGGTTCTATAGCATCACTAAGAAGTGTGCAGAAGATCTAATCAAATCATTCTGCGATGTGTACAGCATGAAGTACCGCATCCTTCGTTTGTGTAATGTAATGGGACATGATCCCAAGGCATCCCGCCAGAAGAATGCAATCATGTGGATGATAAATCAATTGAGAGAGCACAAACCAATTGCTCTGTACGATGGTGGTAGTCATCGTCGTGATGTCATGCATGTTGATGATGTCTGTCGTGCAATCAAAACTGTTATCACTGAGGGTGACTTGAATGACACTTATAATATTGGGTCTGGGATACCCACTTCTATTGCTGATATTGTTGATACAGCAGTACCTATCTTGAGCAGTCGTTCTCCCATAGATATGATTGATCCTCCCAAGTTTCATAATGATGTCCAGACACAAGACTTTTATCTTGACACCACTAAGCTTCGAGAATTAGGATTCAGACCAAGTATGGACACTGTTGAAATTGTGGAGTCGTTATGTTTGTAAGAAAGAAAGTTGAGAACTTCATCGATTCCTTAGAGGCAGACGGTGAAAAACTATTTCCCTACATGGCAAACAGGGGATGGCAACCAGGTGATAATGTTTATTATTCTGGTCCTTACTGGGACAATCAGGAACCTGCTGCCGCCATCACGACCTTACTCCAAGGCAAATGGTTGCCTGCTGGTGAAGAAGTCAACAAATTTGAACGTGCATTCTCTAAGCAGTTTGAGTTTGACTATTCTGTGATGGTGAACAGTGGATCATCTGCCAACCTGGTGATGATTGCTGCACTAAAAAAGTATTTTGATTGGCATGATGGTGATGAGATCATCGTCTGCACCTGTGGGTTCCCCACAACTATCAATCCCATCATCCAGAATGGACTTACACCAGTCTTTGTAGACATCAACTACGATGATCTCAACTGGGATCTCAATCAACTAGAGAGTAAGATTACTCCTAGAACCGTGGCGCTTTTTTCGTCTCCTGTTCTGGGAAATCCCTATGACTTCGATAAGTTCATCGAGATTGTCAATAGGAATAACCTGCGGTACATCGCTGACAACTGTGACTCGCTCGGTTCCAAGTGGCGTGGTGAGTTGCTTACCAAACATGCCGTCGCAGCGTCTTGTTCTTTCTATCCAGCGCACCATATCAGCACGATTGAAGGCGGGATGGTTTCTTCTAACATCGAAGAGATCGTTCAGATCGCCAGGTCTTTTGCATGGTGGGGGAGAGGTTGTTATTGTGTAGGATCCCAAAACAAATTGCCCAACGGTGTCTGTGGACAACGCTTCGACCGCTGGTTGGAAGGGTACGATCAGGATGTCGATCATAAGTATGTCTTTGGCGTTCAGGGATACAACCTCAAGCCTGCCGACCTGCAGGGGTCTATTGGGTTGGTACAACTGACTAAGCAAAACGAGATACATAGCATCCGTCGTAGCAACAAAGCTAGACTTCACGAGATCTTCAGTCAGATCCCTGGTGCTCGGGTTATTGAAGAGAAAGAGCATGCAGAGACCAGTTGGTTCGGTGTTCCTATCGTCTGCGAAGAATATAAACACCGCCTCGTAAAATATTTAGAGAGTAATAAAGTCCAGACAAGAAACTATTTTGCTGGTAATATTTTGATGCACCCTGCATACCGTCATATTGAACCTGCAAGTAATTATCCAAATGCATGTAAGGTTCTAGACAATGTATTCTTTGTTGGGTGTAGTCCTGTTATCACTGAACCTATGTTAGAATACATAGGTGAGGTTGTTTCTAATTACATTTCCGAAAATTACTAATGGATAGACAAAAGCGAGCATTGGTTCTGGGTGCCGGTGGTTTCATCGGTAGTCATATGGTCAAGCGACTCAAGACCGAAGGGTATTGGGTTCGTGGTGTAGACCTCAAGGTTCCTGACTTCTCAGAATCAGCAGCGGATGAATTCATCCAAGGTGATCTGCGAGATTATACTTTTGTCGAACGTGTAATTGAGTATAAGGGTCAGCAGGGTAACTTTTATAACTCTGTTCCTTACCAGTATATCGATACCTTTGATGAGATTTATCAGTTCGCTGCCGACATGGGTGGTGCTGGTTACATCTTTACTGGTGAGCATGATGCAGACATCATGCACAACTCTGCAAGCATCAACTTGAACTTGCTGCAGTCAGTCCATAAATTCAATGAGACCTTTGATGGTCGTGATAAAGAGTGGACAGAAGCAAATCGTCCTAAGAAAGATCAACCCACAAAGATCTTTTATAGTTCTTCTGCTTGCATGTATCCTGAGCATAATCAATTAGACCCTGATAACCCAGACTGCCGTGAAGAATCTGCGTACCCTGCTGCTCCTGATTCGGAGTACGGATGGGAAAAACTCTTTAGCGAAAGACTTTTCTTTGCTTACAACCGTAATCATGGGATTCCTGTTCGTGTCGCTCGCTATCACAACATCTTCGGACCTGAAGGAACCTGGGACGGTGGAAAAGAGAAAGCACCTGCTGCAATCTGCCGCAAAGTCGCTTTCCTCCCGCTCCAAGGTGGATCTATCGAGGTGTGGGGAGATGGCTTACAGACTCGTTCCTTCTTGTTCATTGATGAATGCATCGAAGCGACTTGGAGACTGATGCAGTCTGACTTCATGGGTCCTGTGAACATTGGATCTGAGGAGATGGTCACCATCAATCAACTGGCAGAAATCACTGCGAAAGTTGCACGTAAAGATGTTACTAAGATTCATCTTGATGTTCCTCACACAGGTGTTCGAGGACGCAACTCCAACAACGATCTAATCCGAGAGAAATTAGGTTGGGATTACTCACAAACCCTTGAAGAAGGTATCTCTCTAACTTACAATTGGATCATTCAACAAATCGGCAAGAACCTTGAGGGCGCATGAACACTACGTAT